AAATTATGTATGTACTGAACGCAATTTTCGATTCCATCAGAGATCATGTCCTCCTTGAACATGTAGTTTACGAAGTTTGGTTTGAAGGATAGATGATTTGCTATCTTTAAAAAACACTCACCAATATATCTTGGTATCACAGGTTTAGGTTTATCTTGCAATCGTGCAATCTCAACATCTTCACGATATCTTATCAAAGCAGCGAGAAACTCTTTATTATTTACATAATGCTCAGAGCGTTTTCTTTTCGCCATAGTTCCTGTCCTTATTGCCATGAGTTATTATCACTACTATGTAGATAGTATAACATTTATCTTGATACTTGACAAGATCTCAAATCATATGTAGACTAACTCTGTCAGGGTTGATCGGGTGAGCTCTTAGTATTATTATTTTTATATATTTTTTCTAAAATAATTTTAGCATCTTTTACATTTGCTACATATCCCATTCTTTTGGAAATTTTACTTTCTGGAGTTTTGTCATCTTCAGAATCTCTAAGATATCTTTGATACATCATTATCATTTCTACATCTTGTGATTCAGATAAAGTAAGAACATTATCTAAATTAACAATAAACATATCTTCTTTACTTGTTTTTAACCAAGGTTCTACTTTATATCCAACTACTCCATGCTTTCCTTTTATTTCTCCAATGATAATAGGATGATGAACTATTAACATAGTTCTATCTGTTTCTTCAGAAGCAGCTACTTTAGCGAATATTTCTTCACCTGAATTAAGTTTTAGTGTGGCATAAAAATCGTCTTCTATTCCCATGAGTTTATTCCTTTTTTAATTTTATAGTTATTATTTCATAATTAAAATTTTCTTCGTTGTAGATTTTAATTCGTTCAATAAAATGATTAAGGGTGTAGTTTCTCCTAGAATTCTTAGTGCAATCATCAGCAATATCATATAAGATTGCTTTTACTTTGTTTGTTCCTTTTCTAAGAACTCGTCCAATACTTTGCAGGTTGCGAATGCGTGATTTACTTGGAGAAGCAAAGATAACATTATGGAGGTTC